AGCAGCGCATCCGGGGAGGATGCGTCCTCAAGCGAGGCGCGCGTCGCCGCGGGAATGTCACGATCCGCCATCGAATGGGACCCCCTCCTGCACGATGATGCGATCGCCGTTTTCCTGCAGCACGTAATCGCCATTCTCCTGCAGCAGATACCCGTCTGGGACATCCGCCGGGAAAGACATGATGCTGAAAGAGAGTGCGATGCACCGGGTATCGGGCTTCTGGCGCAGCCGCGGTTTACTCACTTGATAGGCCGGATCGCCTTTCACGATCTTCCAGGCAGAACGAGCCTTGGTAATCGGGTGGTAGAATTCAAACGGCAGCACACCCTGCCGAAGGTCATTCTTGTACCAGCGTTCAAACGCCTGGAACTGCGGCACAGAGATCAGAACCAGCTGCACCGAATAAACATCTGGCGTCCACGTCGCCTTGGGCCTTTCAATGGCCGGACCGACCTCTGGTTCAAAGCTGACGCGGGCATCCTGTAATCCTCCTTGCGGCGACAGCGGCATGATGCAGTCAGGCACCCCGAACGGCCATTGGGCAACTACGACCATCAGCCTCGCCTCACCGTGCTCGGACGTGAACCGTACCGGCCACGCATGCTCTTGTCATACTTGCCCCGGGAGAGGTCCTCCGACACGATCGCACGTACTAGCGCACGGCCATCAGGGCCGGTCTCTTGGCGCTGATCCACTTGCATTTCGGGAGACCCTGCCGGGCGCTGATCGATGATCTGCACGCTAGCGCCACCCCCGCCCCGCCCGCCGGACGGAACCGTCGGCAGGATCACACCGCTCTGGCTGGGGACGAACAGCTCAGGGCGCTTCTCCCCTACGATATAGGCCCGGCCGGATTGGACCCCGCCACCGTTCGCACGAAACCCGCCGAACCAAGACGAGAAGGCGTTCAGCAGCCCACCGCCTGCACCGCCTGCGGCGCCTGTGGACGGAAGCATCTTCTCCCAGAGCTGATCGAACAGCCGGTTGGTCAAGATGGTCTGAAGGCGCGAGACCAGGTTCGACAGCGCATCGCCGAAGCTCCTGACATCTGACACCATCGAGCCGAACGCCTCGCCCGCCGCCATCCGGATATCGTCCTGCACCTGCTGCAGCTCCTCCTGTCGATCGGTTGCGAGGCGCGTGTTGCGCGCCGCCTCCGCATAGTCCTGAGCCAGCCCCTGAATCTCGGCACGGAGCTGCGGCGTCACCGCCAGCCCGGCCTTCTGCGCGGCTTCGAGAAGCTCCGCCTCGCGGCGCGCGACCTCGAGCGCGGTCTCATAATCCGTGCCGCTGAGGACGGCCTCGCTTGACAGTTTGGCCTCCCGGTTGAGGGCGGCGATCTCATCGCGGACGCGTTTGACCTCCTGCGCATATTCCGACGGACCCTTGTCCGACTTGCTGCCGCCGGAGCCGGATCGACCCTCCCGCGCCGCCAGGTTGCCTGCGGCAATGCTCTTCACCTGCTGTTCCGTCAGCGTGACCCCGTCAGCCAGCGACTGCTTGCGCACCTTGGCAATCTCATCCTCAAGGGCGAGCGCCTGTTTCGAGAGGGCGTTCCGCCGCTGCGCTTCCGCCACGTAGGCCTGCCCCTGACGGATTGCCTGCCGGTCATCGCTCGCAGTGAACCGCCCAGCCCGGTCTTCCGGAAGGGCGCGTATTCCCTGCCCGGGCGACGACGTTCCCTCTGCTGCGGCAATCTCGAGCCTGAGGGCGCGCACCGCCCCCACAGCGTTGAGCGCCGCCCCTGCGAGGGAGCCGAACTGCGTGAGCCAGCTGGTGAGGTCCGGTCGGACATGCGCGATGTTCTGCAGGGCAGCCGTCAATTCTCCCGCCGAGACCTCACCGGTCTTCGCCCGCGAGGCGAGATCATCGAGTGACGTCATCGTTTCATCCGAGATTTCCCAATCGCCCGCCATCTCGCGAAGGTATTCCAGCAGCCCATCCAGCTGCTGACCAGCGTTCGCGACGACGTTTGGCGCGATCAGTTCCTCTTCCTTCAGGCTAGCCAGATGCTCCTGCGCCTCCCGCACCGCGGCGATCTGTTCGGCGGCACTCTGCTGCACGTCCTGTGCGGTCGTCTTCGCCTGCTCGCCGAGGTCCTTCATCCGTGCCTTGAAGCGGTCGGTCGCGTCCCCGGCCTGATCCGAGGTGGAGGCGTAGAGCGTCAGCGCCGCGACCGCGGTACCGCCGATCACGAGCCCGATCGGTCCCGCCGCAACGGACAGGCCGCTGATGGCGGTCGCGACACCGCTGAGTGTGGTTGCGGCGCGGAGCGCCGATACGAACTTGACCGCTGCCGTCGTGGCAAGCCCGAGCTTCGCCACCATCGCACCGATGGACCGTCCGACCAGCGCACCGGCAATGATACCGGCCACTTTGAGAGTCACGTCCGCGACCGCGTCGAAATTGTCGGCGAGAGCGGACAGCCCTGCCACCAGGCGCTGCGATGCTCCGAGGCTCTCGTCGGTCGAGCCGATGTACTTCGTGAAAGCGTTGTTCACCTTCGTCAGGCCTTGATCGATGGTGGTCGTCGCATTGGCCGCCATCTTCTCGATATTTGGCATCCCACGGAGGAACGCCTGGAAGAAGTCACGGCCACTGACCTCTCCATCATTCACCAGCTTCTTGAGCTTACTGACCGACCCGCCGGCCTTGTCGAGACCGGCAGCAACCGCGATCAGGATCGGGCGCGCGCCCTCATTGACCGAGTTGAACTCCTCAGCCTGCACGCGCGCAGAGCCGAGAAGCTGACCGAGCTGAGTGAGCGCACCCGACGCCGCACCGGCGGAAGTGCCCGCGACCCGCAGTGCGGTGGCCACGCCACCGGAGAACTTGAGCAGCTCTTGTTGACTAGCTCCAAGATTGTCACTGGCTTGCGCTGCCTTCCCGAAAAGGTCTGCCAGCGCGGTAACCGGTGCCGCATTGGCCTGTGCCGCCTGATAGAGCCGTTCCAGCACGTCCGCCTGCTGCTCGCCCACAACACCGGCGACGGCGAGGCTGTTCTTCGCTCCGGTCCAGGCGTCCGCATAGCGCGCCACCTCGCGCACCGAAAGCGCAGCGGAGATGGCACCCAACGGGGCGATCAGGGAGCGAGCCGCGCTGCCACCGATGCTGTCGAGGTTCTGGTTCATCTTCCGGAACCGGCCCTCGATCTGGCGGGCCTGCTGGTTCGACACGCCCACCGCCTTGTTCATCTCGCGCTGGTACTGCTTGATGTCCGCGGAAAGCTGGACGACGAGCTTTTCAAGGTCAGTTGCCACTTATCCACTCCCAGAGCTCGTAGGCCTCATCGGTCGTGAGCCGCCCCGGCTCATCCGGCGTATTCGCCTCGTTCCATCCGTCGATGGCCGCGGCGAGCTCCCACATGGAGAGCGCCTTGACCTCGGTCGGGCTCAGCCCGATTGCGATTCCGGCCCCGAGGATTTTCGCGATGCGGATTTTTCCGTTCGGGAGCGTGTCGATGCGCTCGCCACCGCCCGCGGCTTTCCCACCCGTTCTTCTGGCGCCCCCATCAGGCCGGCCGCGAGCACCGCCTGTGCGAGCCGGACATTCTCGATCGGCGGGCGCGCCTCGACATAGGTGCGGGTCAGCTTCAGCGCGTCGAGCGGCGTGGTTCCGCCGCCGATGAGGCCGAGGCGGATCGTGTCGGCGATATCGCCCATCCGCCACGAGCCATCCTCGATCCGGCCGAGCACCACATAGGGGCCCGCGTCGCATTTCTCCTGCAGCTCGATCAGCTGCCCCCATTTGAGGGCGAACAGGTATGTCCCGTCCGCCCAATCAAGGGTGATCTCGGCGGATCGCGTCACGGCGTGGCCGCAGTCCAGGTGCCGACCATCTCGCCGTCGGATTGCATCGAAACGCTCATCTGGATCCGGCCGCCGGATTCTGCCGACGGGTTCAGGGTCTCGAGGTGCATCAGGCCTACCCACTGCATGGTGCCGGTGGAGAATTCGATGCTGATCCGCACCGTGCGGCTGTCGGTGCTGTCGAAGAACTCCTGCCATGTTTCGATCGACTCGGCGGCAAGGACGCCGTCTCCGGTGACGGAAGCCGTGAGACTCTGCACATCGCGACCGAGCCAGAGCGGTGCATCCGGATCATCGCAATCCGGAATAGACACTTCGGACAGGTTCTTCGACAGCGTCAGCGCCTTCGAGGTGAAGCCGCAGGGCGCGGCGAAGACCTCTGGATCCTCCCCATCGCCGATCTCTATCTTCATCTTGCCAAACTTGGCCGTGACTGGACGGGCCATTCTGTTTCTCCATAGCGAAAGGCCCGCCGTGGCGGGCTGGTGAAGGCCGGATGGCCGGAAAGGATCAGGTGCCCGCGGCGACCTGCTTGGCGGACTTGCGGACTGCAGCGCGCACCTTGCGCCGCGCGTTCCGCCGGTTCGCGCGCCAGGACACGTAGAAATACGGCTGCGCCTTCATCTTCTGCGTGCCGAATTCGACCCACCGGGCGTAGTACGCTTCGGCGTTCCCGGCGAAGATGGTCAGCGTCAGGTCGCCGCCCATGCCAGCGCCCTTGAGCGTCGAAATCACCATCGAGCCCTTGGGCGCCTGACCCCAGGTCCAACCGATGCTGTCGCGCAGCGCCCCGGTGGCCTCTGGCACAAGGCTTTTCATCATGGCGACGATTTCATCGGCGGCAGCCTCCATGGCTGCGCGAATGGTCTCGCGCGCCACCGCCGGTAACCGCTTCAACTTCCGCTCAAGCTTTGCGAGGCCGAGGATGCTGGTCTGTCGCGCCATGGCGGACCTTTCTGGGATTGACGGTCCGGGTCGCCGCGCCTTCGGATACGGCCTTGTCGGCGCAGCGGCGCGGGACGTTGTAGGTGGACCCGGAGCGATACCGGAGGCTGGCCTGCGGCGTGGCGCGCCACCAGAATTCGCGATCGAAGCGCACCCACGCCATCAGCCCTCCTCGATCACGGCCTCAACCTGCACCACGCCGTGGGTCGTGATGCCGTCAGGGTCGATGAACACCCGAACCGTCGGCACGCGCATCAAGGCAAGCGCGTGTTCGCCAAGGTCGGACTCATATCCATGCAGCGCCTTTTTTTCACCGCGTCGCAGATATCCTTGGCCTCGCGCTGGCCATCCTGAGCGATCGACCAGATATCGAGCTGGATCGTCTCCACCCGCCCTTCGATGCAATCTGCGTCGTCTTCCTGCCAATCGGACCGGCCGAAGCTGATGTAAGGCGACGCCTCTTCTCCGCGCGGCGGATCGACAACGCGGGTGCCGATGAGAGCAACCAGCGGGGCATAGGTGGTGAGCCGCTGATAGATCAACGTTTGCAGCGCATTTGACGGACTCGGCATCAGACAGCCACTCCCTTCTCGACGGTCAGTTCGATATCCGCCCGGTCGTCGCTCTCAACCATCGTGCGGATGTTGAACACGTCACCCGACCGGACGTCCCGCATGCGCCACTCCGTGGTGATCAGCCGAGCGATGGTGCTGGACGGGATGACGACGACGGCAGGCTGCCGACCGGCAAGCCGCGCGGCGATCACCGTCTCGCTGCCGCGCAGCCACATGATCCTGGCATAGGCATGCAGGCGTTCCGTCCAACCCATCAGCTGACCGCCCTGCCCGTTGGGTGTGGCGATTGGCTCGTCGAACGCCACACGGAAATTCCGCCCCCCCGCCGCGCTCACAACTGCCTCCGCCGCTTGTGGTTGATCAGCACTTCGGCCGCGAAGGGGATGGATGACACCGCCTCACCCACGGCCTCCCGGCGCACATACCAATGCGCGACGAGCATCTTCACCGCCTGCACGATGGCAGGAAGGTCGCCCGCCGGCAGGGCACAGGTGTAGACAACGGTAATGTCGCTTGCGTCCGCGGGACCGGTCGCGTCGATGATGACGACCGAACCATCGAACCGGAGTGTCGCATCCGGCACCGTCTGTGACGTGCCGGCGGCATCCTTATAGCTCACAGCCGCCGCGCTCACATCCGGCAGGGCAAGGCGCATACATCCCCACGCGGGAAAGCTCTCCTGCCAGCCCTGTGACAGGATCGCCCGTCCCAGAACACCGGAATAGCCGTCGAGCCAGGACACGGCAGCGGCTTCGTAGGCGGTGATCAGGTCGTCATCATCGGAGTGCAGCACGCGGAGGTGCTGCTTCAGATCGGTCAAGGTGACGACAGGGTCTGTCGGTGCGGTGATCCGGACAGGGTTCATATGAGACCTCTCTGCTCACAGAGATGGCCAGCGAACCGGCCACCCTTGGTCAACAGATCAGGGCGTGACCGGCGCGATATCGCCGTACACGAACGCCTCCGGCCGATAGACCGCGAGAGCAAGCCGTTCTTCGGCCAGGATGGTGACGAGGTTGCGCGTGAAATCGTCGTTCACGTAGCCAACCTCGATCCGCGCATCCCAGCGGTCGAACAGCTGTGCACCCATCTTGAAGGCCCCGGTCAGGAACTTGCCCTGGGCGATTGCTTGGGTCTGCACCACGGGAAGGCCCCAGAGGGTCGGCTGCGCGGTGCCCTGCGGGTTGGCGAGGATATACCAGCCGGATTCGTCCTTGGTCAGCTCGATCGTCGTCCAATCGATCGGGTTCAGAACGTGGCCGGTCGCGGGAAACTCCGCGAGGGTCGCCTGCAGCATTGCGATGCGCAGAACGTCGATGCTGGTCGTGACTGCCGGAGAACCGGCCGGCGCAGCGAACGGTGTCGCCTGGGGAATGATACCGAGAAGGTTCTGCCCCGTGCCCGGACCGTTCAGAAGCTGGAACTCTTCGACGAATTTCAGCCCGTAGTTGAGACGGTTGTCGATCAGGGAGCGAAGCTGCGAGATATCGGAGAGAGCCTGCTTGGAGGCCTTCATCCAGTGCGCGATCACCTTCGCCGATGTGGTGATCAGTTCGAGCTGGATATCCGACGACGGCTTCACATCGCCCTCGGCGACCGGGGCGGCATTGTTGGTGAATCCCTTCTCCTGAACATACTCAAGCGAGTTGCCGTCCATGCGGCCGGCGGAAATCAGATCGCGGACCGTCAGGCGGCGCTGCGGCAACTCAAGGATGCCGGGAAGGCGGGTCGGCGTCATGGCCGCACCAACGGACCCGGCCGCATCCGCGTCCGACGTCGTGAGCGTTGCTTTGAGCCGCAGCTCGGCCCGACCGCTGGAGGGGTCAGAGGCGAGCCAGTTCTTGACACCATCCGCGTCGACGAACTGTTGACCGAACGACTTGTGCTCGACGCCGTCGCCGTTGCCACCGCGCGCGGCCTTCTGCTCCAGCTCGTCAAGCTGGGCCTTCAGGCCGTTCATTTTGGTGAGCGCTTCGTCAACCTGTTCCTTGAACGAGGTGGTCAGGGTCTCACCCGCCTTGGCCTTGCCGAGCGCTTCCTCGGCTTTGCCCTTCACGTCATCCAGCGCCTGCTGGAACGTGGCTTTCACTTCCGCTGCCAGCTCGGCAGCCGATTTGTCACCAGACATGGAATGTCTCCTGATCGGTTGGGGGATGGGGCCTCAGCCCCGCAACGCGGCCCAGAACTGGTCCGCCTCACTTGCCGCTTTGGCAGGATCCCCCTGCCCTTTCAGGTGGATGCGCGCGGCACGCTCCGCCTGCGAGTTCGAAAGGCCAAGTCCCTTGGCCAGCTTCTCGAACTCTCGCTCGGTCAGCCGGTCCCCGGCCGCGAGCTTTTCGATGATGTCGTCGCAGCCATCAGCCTTGACCGACGAAATCCGGGCCCGCTCGTTCATCGGGAACGTCACGGGCGAAACCTCGAACAGGTCGAGTTTCTCCAGGAGGCGCATGTTGCCGTCGGGAGAGGACTTTAGGGTCCGATACCCGATCGACAGCGCGCCGAGCGCACCGGCCTTCATGAGCGCAAGCACTTCGCGAGCCCGGGCAACCTCGAGCACGAGACGGCCCTTGGCGCGCAACCCCTTGCTGTCTTCGGCCAGGTCTTCCCAGACGCCGATCGGTTCGCTCGGGTTGTGGTTCCAGAGCATCTTGACGGTACGCCCGGTCTGCCGCGCCTTGGCGAGGCTTTCGACGAACGCGCCCGGCATCACCTTGTCGCCACCGTTGTCGATGTTGCCGAAGATCGAGGCATAGCCTTCGATCACGCCCTCGTCGGTGAGGTCCTTCAGTTCAAGCGGGAAGGCTTTCGTTTCCATCATCGTCCTCCTGTCCCGCCTGAGTGATGGGGACGTTCTGCATCTGCATCCGGGGCACGTCGCCACCGGGCACCGGCACCAGGTTCTCCAGCGCACGGATTTCGTTGATCGTCATCGCGCCGATACCCGACATCGCGACGTAGAAGGCTGACCGCGACGCGCTGTCACCGCGGAGCAGGCCTTCAAGATTGAACTTGACGAACAGGCCGTCGCCGCGATCAGCGGGGCCGAGAAGCTGCTGTTGCACCGCCTGCTCGATCCGCTTGAGACGGCGGCGAAGCGTGAACTTCTGGAACATGAGCACCTGCTGCTCGACACTGGTCGGCCAGGCGGTCGAAGCACCCGCATGGCCGATCATCACCGGCGGCACTCCGAAGAACCGGCAAATCTCCTCGACCGAGAACTGCCGGGTCTCCAGCATCTGCGCATCTTCGGGCGAGATGGTGATCTGCTGATATTCCATCCCGCCTTCGGCCATGAAGGGGCGACCCGCATTGATGGCCCCGATGTACTTTTCCGCGATGCGCTGTTCTGCGATCTCGCGCTGTTCGGGCGTCAGCCATTCCTTGAACTTGATGATCGCCGAAGGGCGCAGTCCATTGCGGAACGTGCGCGCTGCCGCCTGCTCCGCGGCGATCGCACCGGACAGGCTGTTCCGCGCAACAGCCAGAGTACCCATCCCACCCAGCGGATCGCCACCGGGACCACGGATATGCAGCACATCGCGGTCGCGAAGCCGGTAGCTTTCGCCGTCCTGCGACCACGAGTATTCCAGCGGCCCATCGGGCAGCCGCCGCACCGTCACGAAATCCGGTCGCACGGGTCGCAGAGACACGATCCTGCCCCCCGCCCGGATCACCCGGGCATAGGCATTGCCCCAGAGTTCCAGCGACAGGCACATGAAGTCCCAGAAATCGACTGCCGTCTGGTCGTAGTTCGGCGCGTCGTGCAGGACGCGGTAGAGCGGGTGATCCTGTCGGACCTGAGCCACGCGAGAGCCGCCGCGATAGACCTCACAGGGCAGCGACGAGATCGTGCCCGAGATCAGGTTGGCACAAGCCCACGCTGCAGAAAGGCCAAGGGTCGCACGATCATCAACGATGACGCCCGCCTCGCCAACTGCGGACCCCATGACATCCCGGCCGTCCGTCCAGGTGATGTTGGTCGCTGCCTTCCGTTCGAGGCCGACGAGCGACAGAGCGCGCGTGATCAGACCCACGTCAGGCCCTCAGCGCCGCGAAAAAACCGTCCATGTTCTGGCGGCTGTCATCCGCGACCGGATTCAGGAACATGAGCATGGCCGCATTGAACGTGGCCATCAGCAGGTCGATCTTGGCCGACCCGGCCGCCTGCTTGGTGACCATGTAGTTGCTCCCCTTGAGTTCCTGTTTCGCGTTCCCGACCTGCCATTGCATGATCGGTTGCCCCCCATGGAGCATCGTCCTGTCCTTAAGCTTTCGGGGCAGCGTCAGCACCGCGGCCTGAAGCTTCCAGCCTTGCCCGACAGCGGTGACGAGCGGCTGGGTCATGCTCTCCGCGGCGAGCGCGTCGATCAGCGTCGCGACGCCGGCACTGTCGAGACCGATCCCGCTTTGCTCCGGGAAGAGCCCCGCCAACTGGATCTGCTTGCAGATGGCGACAATCTCCGCCTCCTGCTGCTCCGCGCTTTCGCAGAAGACGAGATCACCCTGCTGCTCGAAGTCCCGAAGCCGCGGCACGATCTCCTTCCGGCGCTCGAGCACATCGGCCTGAGCCCAGCCCTTCGCCCAGTGCCACCACGCACGCGTCTTGCGGTGCCGACCGATAATCCCCAGACCCATCAGGTCGTCCAGACCACCACCATCGATCCCCGCCGTGCAGACCTCGCACTCGTCGAGCAGCCGATCGAAGGTGATGCGCGGATTCGCTGTCCTGTCCCAATATAGCGCTCCGGGCCAACGGTCGGCATGAAGGCCCGTGCCGATCTCCACATTGAAGTGCTGCGACGCGATCAGTGCCAGCTTCTCCGGCCCCTCGCGCTCAGCCTTCAGGATTTCATCTTCCAGATAGCCTCCATCGACCGACCGACCGAGGTTCGGGTTGACGAGGCCCCATGTCTCCTGGCTTTTCCAGCCGCCATCGATCGACTTCTCGATCGGCAGTTCGTAGAGCACCGCGAGCATCGGCAGATCGATCCGACCGTCGCGCACATCGCGCGCGATCGAAAGCTCCGCCCTGAACACGCCCGCCGGAGGCTTTTTCGACTGCGTTGTGATCTGCAGCAGGAACCCATCCGGCCGCGCCGCCAACGAGCCCCGGATTTCGACGAAGATTTCCGAGGCCTTGGCCATCTCCGCGAAGACATGGGTTTCGTCGATCAGGATGTAGGTCGCCTTCGACCCCGTGATGACATCGGCGGCCGCCGCCTTCACCGCGATCACGGCCAGCGTGATGCGATGCGTGATCGTCTTCAGGTGTCTCTGGATTTGGAACAGCTTGTCCAGCTCCGCATCGAGCCGGATGATACCGGCGGCCTGCTTGAAGGAGATCGACGCGATCTCCTTCGTCGGCGCGATCAGCAGCAGTTCCGCCTCTGGCCTTTCATTCAGGATGGCGGCGGTCACGATGATGGCCGCAGCTATCGACGACTTGCCGTTTTTCTTGGGGACCAGCAGGAAAAACTCCCGCAGTGCCCGACGCTTCGTCTCCGGGTCATAGCTGCCGAAGACGACCCTGACAAAGTCGAAAACCCATTCGCCACAGGCCTCGCCATAGGTCGGATTCCCGACAGGGCGCCTCTAAAAATTGCAGCAATGC